AAGCGTGCGTATTGCCTGAAAACACAACCCGCTACGGGGGAGACTTACCCGAAATCTGATTTATTCAACAAAGCCCCTCACAGGTATAAAAAAAACCGCCTAAGCGGTTTTCTTTAATTAGCAAGAATGTATCAACTACAAATCTCGCCCCATAGTTTAGAAAATTCAGTTCCACCATCATCAATAATGGTCATTCCACTTTTACTTACATACCTTTTAAACCCAGCATATGCACCAAAGCTGTTTTTAGCATTTACTTGTCCGCATACATATCCGTCACGACCAACGATCTGGTTTTTGAAGGTTGCAGATTCGGGGTCTTTTAATTCAGCCTTAACACTAGGGTTGCTTGCTGATATAACATTCATGTTGTTGTATCTTTTCTGCCTATCGTTCTCGCTAATTCTCATTAGCTCCTCATGGTTCTCATACCTCTCCCCCCACAAAGGGACCATAGAGTTAACAAAAAACAAGACAAATACAGAACCGAGAATTATCAAAAGAGAAGCAATTTCCCTGCCAATCTTATCCATATATTTTAAAGGAATAACCAAAACAGCAAAAAGAAACACAATTGATATTGGTTGCCTTAACGCAATAATAAATGCTATAGCAAAAACTACTAAAGATAAAACGCCCAATATTTTTTCATTTTTTATCCCAATAGGTAGAAAAGAACTAAAATCCTACCATTGGTTATGTAAAACTTCAGCTATCATTGTTTGTTCAAACTGATGCAGCCAGCAGCGCCGCTTCCAGCCCAGCAAATGGGTCATCGCTATCGTTTACCTCATCCTCTTCTTTGCTCCACTGAAGCTGAGCATCTTCAATGGTGACTTTACCGCCCTGCGCTCCGTAAACCGCAGATACCAGCTGAGCATTGAGAATATCGCCGCGAATATCGCCGATTGGGCTGATACGGTCGTATTCAGCCCACATCCTGAATTCGCCAACTGTCATGGTTTGTCGCAGTTCGCCCAGCGTGCGGCCCATCCGGAGCGCCAGCGCCATCAGGAACTGCATGCCAGGCATTTTTACTTTGCTTTAGCATCATCCGCGTCACGAATGAGATCAAGTGCCTGCTTCAACAGCCGGGAATGCACAGGGCCATAGATCGCTTCAACCTGTTCGGTGTCATCGACAGTAAAGACGGGCTGCAGGTCGGTATCCAGCAAAATATCGATGAAAAGCGTGACGTCGGCCCGCATCGTGCGGAAGGCCCGTTCTGAAGGGGTCAGCTCTGGTGCCTCCTGGGGCTCCTGCCCTTCCGGTGGCTTGGGTGGTTCCGGGCTGGCAATGCCCTGCCAGCGGATCCAGGCTTCTGCTGATGGCTCACGAATGATGACTTTGGCGTTATCCCACTCCGGAACGGTGACTTCTTTTTTACGAAATCCCGCCATCGGGGCCAGCGCCAGTGCTTTAAGACTCGGTTTTGACATTAAGTTTATCGCCGGTCTCCCGGCGCTCCGTTAATTGATGGTGACGGTGCAATCAGAAGAAGTGATCACAGTGCCATCGGCATCAGTAACCACGCAGGAATAAACCCCGGCATCACCGGATACAGCGCTGGCTTTCGTAAACGTTGCGCTGGTCTGGCCGCTGACCGTCGAGGTGCCCTTTTTCCAGACGTAGGTATAAGGTGCCGTACCGCCCTGGACGACCACGCCCATAGTCAGAGCGCTTCCTGCCGCGACCGTTTGGGACGCCGGAAGGTCAGTAGCAAACGACAGGACTCCTGGGGCGTTAATATTGGTGGGTTTACCTTTCAGACGCAGCGAGAACGTTGCAGCAACAACACCGTTGGTTTGAGAATCCCAGGTGTGCTGACGTACCTCAGCGCGCATCAGGAATCCATTACCAGACGGGAAAATAACCTTAAATCCATAAACCCCGTCGTTATCGTATGCTGCACGAAGTGCATCCTGCGCCGGGTTGCGGTAGAAGTTACCGGAAAGTGACATTTCAGACGGAGCAGGAAGGCCGTTGATATTTTCCGTTTCATCCGAACAGAGCACTGTCACGTCAATATCGTTTTTCTGACCAGCGGTAAAGCTGGCCTGTTTGATAGTGCAACTCAGGTTTAACCAGGTTGCCGTATCCAGCTCTGCCGCAGTGACCGGCACAGAGGTAATCATTACTACCGTTTTTTGGGCACGTTCAAATAGTGCTGACATCGCAGCCTCCATAAATGAAAAAACCGCCAGCGGCGGTCGGATTGGATTGGTTTTTGTCAGGCAATAACCGTTATTTCGAGGGTTGCCCGATGAAGATGGGTTGTCGTGTCGTAGCCAGGGATTTTTGTCACCTCGACAGGTGAAAGCACCTGCAGGCGAGCCAGGGCATCCAGGCGTAACGCTCTGGCTTCGTCATTGGTTTCAGCCCATACATCAACCTGAATACGCAACGTTGACTCTGCCTGACCGCAGAAAACATCCCCGGATACATCAGTCGGTATCGAGAAAATGATGTAAGGAGCGGCCACCGCGGGTAAATCGTCGCTGCCAAGCGGCACCACATACGGATAAACCCGCCCGCCTGCCAGAGGCGACAGCAGGTCATAGAGATCATCTTCTGTCATTTAGCCAGCACCTCATCAATAGCCTGATTCATCCGCTGCATCGCCACCTGCGCAGCCTCTTCCATGCGGGTATCAAAGGCAGGACGAACAAACGGATGTGCTGGCGCCGTAGATGTTCCCAGCTCCACGAAGTGCCAGTAGAAAGCATTCCGAGTGTTGCTTGCCTTCATGGTGTTGTCGCTGTTCCCTGTTCGCGGGTTAACGCCACGAATATGCACCCCGGATGCGATTTCCCCACGGCGGCGGCTTTTCTGGGTGACGACAACAACGTTTTTCTTCAGCTTACCGGTCTGTTCGGGAGCACGATCAATCACTTCCTGCCGGAGAACTTCAGCCCCTGCGCGGGTCGAATCCCGGAGGACTTTATTGTTTTCGGCTTTGCTGAGGGTTTGCAGGTCTCGGGCGATATCCTGCAAACCGGAAAAATCCAGATTCACATCAATCATTTTTCGGTCCCCTGTTTGCAGAGAATTTCCAGCCGGGTACCTTTGACATCCGGAACCGGAGGGCCGGTAACGTTAAGAACGGCGCCTTTAAACGGGCCGGTGCGGACGTTCAATCTGGACGCGGCTGAAATATCATTGCGAAAACGCACCCAGACTCGGATTGTCGCATCAGCATGCTCTACGCCAGCGGCTAACAGCTCACGACCGCTTATCCCCTTAACCTCGGCCCAGATGGTTTTCCCATCTTCCCATTTTTCAACCGGCTGACCTGATGGCGTTCTGGAGGTTGTGAAGTTTTGAATGGTGACCCGGTGCCGTAATCGTCCTGCCTGCATATCACCTCCTACGTACCTGGTACTTTGCGATGCTGTTTCAGAATTGCATCAACACCGAACGGAATAGAGTTAACGCTATCGCTGCTCAATGGCTCCCGGTTTTCATACCAGTGCGAAACCAGAAGCATCAGGGCCAGTTTGATATCATCTTCTATCACCAGTCCATCGGGATCGCCGTCTGGAACAGCGTTATCATAAAGACGGCAATTAGTGATTTTTTCCGCATGCTTCAGAGAGGCGTTGAGGTAGAGCGTTAACATCACATCCTCTGTGTCATCATCGCTGTCGATACGGCACTGGTAACGAAGCTCTTCTACAGAGGGCTTCATTTTCCCTCACCCCGCTTATTGCTGGTTTTAGGCTTAACTGGTGTTTCAATTTCAGGCTGTTTAGTCCCGTCGAGAATCCCCATCTGGGCAGCAACCTCAAGAGCACGTTCAGGAAGTGAGCCAGCCTCATATTCACCGGCGGTAATATTTATGATCTGAATGCCATCAGGTGACCATTTCAGGTCTTTTTTCAGCAGCATCATGACCTCCATAAGAATGGGGCCGAAGCCCCATCAGATTATGCGCCTGCACCGATCTGCAGCAGTTTGATGGCCTGAGAATCGGCGAGCATTCCGCCGGTACGTTTGGTGGTGTAGAAACCAACGAATGGTTTGTTGGTATACGGGTCGCGGAGGATGCGGGTACCAATGCGATCAACGATGGTATAGCCGCGTTTAAAGTTACCGAACGCAATGGCTTTCGCATCAGCTGCGATATCCGGCATTTGCTCATTCTCAGCAACGCCATAACCTGCCAGAGAGGAAGGCTGGCCCAGCTCAAGGCCCGGACGCCAGAGATAGTTACCCTCGGAGTCCTTCAGAATGCGAACGGCAAACAGGCTGTTGTTATTCATCATGAACTTAGCACCGTTGCGGTGCACCTTGCGCAGGGTGTAGACCAGTTTAATAATCGCATCTGCAGTCACACCAGCCGCCGCACCGGAAAGAATGTGCTGCAGCGTGCCAAAGGCACGGGTTTTATCGTCCTCCAGAGCGGAGGCGTAGGCCAGGAAGCCTTTCGGTTTTTTCGTACCGTTGCCGCTGGTGAAAGCGATCTCTTCCTGTTCAGAGAACTCAACGGCCAACTCGCTGTTGATCCAGTCCTCTACGTTAAAGAAGGCATCATCCAGCATCGTCTGGGTTGCCTGAGGGTTTCCGTAGATTTCACCCATGAACGGTTCAATCTGAGCGAGTTTAGACGCATCAGTAGCTGGACGGAGATCGGTTTCACCGACCCAGCCGGAAGCGGTGCCGCCAAGGTTAACCAGCTTTTTATAGTTGGCACCGCCAACAGTGATAGTTGTGGCCTCCTGGCGCATCACTACTTCATCTTTCAGAAGATTAAGAATGGTGCGGTCCAGCTCTTCCGGGACAGCATATCCGCCGTCTTCATCTACGCCAACCTGCAGGGCTTTACGCTCCAGATCACGCAGTCCGTCATCCTTACCCTTGCGCATAAAGTCGATGAAAGCGGTTTTGTGCTCGGTTGCGGCCTTGCTTTGAGTGCCACCAGCTGGACGTTTAACCTGTTTAAGCTCATCCTCCAGCGCGGTTTTAAGCTGATCCAGCTCGGTCAGCTTGCCGTTAAGTGTTTCAACTTCTCCGGCCAGCTTGCCTTTTTCAGCTTCGATAGCGTCAATGCGCTTATCATTTTTCGCTTTAAAATCATCGAATTTTTGCTGCAAATCCTGCGCGACCTGCTCAACGTCTTTAATTTCGACTGCCATAATTCAACTCCTGATTAAAATTTGATGTTTTTCAATGCATCCAGTGCGGCATCCACACCATCAGCGTCACGCTGAGAGAGGTTGCCATAACCCCCGGCCATGAATGCTTTGGCCTGGGTGCGGGAGAGCCCAACATCGCGCAGGACCCGTTCAATACTTTTCTGGGATGGTGTTTCACCACGGGCAAACGCGCTTTTAACATCGCTCACCCGCGCTTCATCATTCGATGGAAACGTTACGGGGCTGACCTCCCAAAGGTCGATCTCCTTGAGGAGAAACACGCCTTTCTCGCGGTCGTATTCCCAGTCTTTGAGCATGTACCCAATAGAAAGGCCGGTTAAAGAACCGGCCTTCATGTGGGCATGCGCTCGCTTTGAAAGAGGATCATCATCAATGAGTAACCGGCCTTTGACATATAAGCCGACGTCATCCTCTTTCATTTCGGTATAAACCCCGATAGGTTCATCCATCTGATGCTGCCAGAGCATGGCCGGAAGTGCGTTTTTCTCCCGCCATGACTGAAGTGATTTACTGAAAGCGCCGGGAACAACGACATCGTCGTAACTGTCCTTAACGCCAAACACAGAGCCATAGCCTTCAAACTCCCCGCTGTCGCTGACAGACTTTAGCTTCAGCGGAATATCCAGCCGCTGTTTAGTCATCGGCATCATGTTGTTCCTCGGTTGTTTTGCTCTTATTGCTGTCAGACGGCTTGGTCGTCATATTCATCGGCGTCAGATAAATGTCACCGCCAGAGCGCGGGTTCATATCTTCCAGTTCACGGCAGTCGTTTGGTGAGTAAATGCCCCAGTTAATACCGGTTGAATACGATTCAAATCTTGATTTCATATCCCCACGCAGCAAAGCACCGGCATTAAACTTGGCATAATAGGTGCCCTGCTTCGATTCCTTCACCAGCCCCACGTTTATTCGCTGCTCAATACGGGTCATGTACGGAACGAGTGAATAGTTGATGAAGCCAATGCCAAGGTTTTCAATATTGTTGAAGGTGGCGCGGTCAGTGTTCTGCACCATATGCATCGGCACCCTGTACAGGCGGCAGATTTCCTCCAGCTGAAATTTTCTGGTCTCAAGAAACTGGCTGTCTTCGGCGTTGAGTCCCATCGACTTCCAGTCAAGGCCCATTTCAAGAATCATCGGACGATGCGCATTGCTGAGCCCAAGGTGGCGATCCTCAAAATCTTTTCTCAGCCGTTCATAGGCTGCATCAGTCAGCGTTTGCTCGGTACGGAGAACGCCAGAAGTGACCGCACCATTTGCGAACAATCGGGCGCCGTGTTCTTCTGTCGCCATACCCAAAGAAATGGCCTCCCTTGCGTATGCGATTGGGTTCAGACCAACCAGCCCGTCAAAGGTCAACGTCCTAACGTGCCAGATATCATCCTGACCCAAAACATCCGTCGAACCATCAGGGAAAGTGATCTGATACACCGGTTGCCACTGACTGTTAAGCTTAGGGTCAACGCAGCCCGGATCAATGGGTAAAAGCTCGACCACCTCACCCAGCGCTTTGACCTTGTAGGCATAAAAATTACCGCGCAGGCAAAGACACACAATAACCAGCTCCCAGAACTCCTGGGGGGTCATATAGTCATTTGGCTTCATGGTCAGTAATTTATGCAGCCTTTCAGAGGTCGCTTTTTGCTTGCTGTTACCAGTGATTTTGTACAGGTTGCAGGGAAGCATCCCCATAGACTCAGCCAGAACTCTTATGCAACCAAAGACTGCTGTAAGTCGCATCGCTTTCTGGCTGCTAACGCGCTTTCCAGTGTAGGTGTCGTAAGTCATCCCTACAGCTTCCGCCAGTTCCGCTGGCGTCGTGACCGATGCGGTGCTTTTCGTAAACATTCCGGGGAAAAACATTAGCCATCCTCCCTGGATTCAATTTTCCAGTTACCGGAAAGGGAGCGGGATACAAGCCATGACCAGAGCAGGCACAGAATACCGCCAGTAATGTAGCCAGCAGGGGGGTAAATAACCCAGGCACCGAATGAGAGCAGAATAGCCCCCAGCACACCAACAAGTGGCGCGAGTATCATCAGGATCATAATTGCCTCTTAAAGTGAGCGCACGCCATAGCTTTCGAGATGATTTGAAAGGGTTTCTTCCTTTTCAAATAACATTGCCCGTCCAATCGCCATAATCAGAGCAACAGCCCCATCTATTTTATTTTCGTTTTGCTCTTTAATTGGCCGAACAACATCATCATTTCCAGGCAGGTGCTTACCCACCACGTTTGAAATACACCAGGTCATTATCGGATTACCGTCATGATGAAATCGACCGGACTCTACAGCGGCCTCAAGCTCTTTCATCGGGTCAGACATGTTGGTGTAGTTCTGGATAATGGTTATAGGGTTGAGCTGTTCATCAGCAAGCTGATGAGAAAGGTTTGTTGCACCGTGCGGGTCAATTGGGCTTTGTTCAACCGGAGTTTGCTGATTATCACGCTTGGCATCTTCAAGTATTACTCGGTAATCAATTTCCGCACCATCAGTCACGGTGATATATCCTGCTTCAACCCATTTACGGTAACGCTCAGCGGTGCGGTGATCGTCAACATCGTTGCTGTATACGGTGTCATACGGAACATAGAAGCGCGGAGATATACAGTAATAATGCCGTTTCCCATCTATTTCACGGGTAAATAGCCGAACCTTAGAGTTCATATCCAGCTTGCGCGCAAGGTCAAAAGACAGAATGCAGGGCTGTCCTTCAAACTGCTCAATGGTGAGCGTCTCATCCTCACATTTTCGCCAGCTTAACAGGTTGAAATAAGCAGCACGTGCGGCGACCCAGATATTCAGGTGTTTCGTTTTGAATATCCCGGCCATGCGGGGATTATTTTTGGCCCTGCTTTGCTGGCTTAAGAGGAAATCCGAGTAAACCGACACCCCCATATTGGGATTGGCTTTGTGAAGAACAGCGGGATCGGTCCAGTCATCACCCTCATCAACGGTGTAAATGACGCCAAAAAGCTCATCATTCGGCACGGTTCCGTTCAGCATTTCGATAACTTCACGACGCTTATCGTAGCAAGGCCCCTCAATGTTATAACCAGCAGTGGTTATAGCCCACATAATCGGCTGTCTGCGGGCCCCCATACCGGTGATCATTGTGGTATACAGCGCATCGCTTTCGTGCTCGTGATATTCATCAACAATAGCGCAATGCGGTGACTGCCCGTCACCAGGATTACCGATCAGCGGTTCAAATCTGGCGCCATCTTCAGGACGGCTAAGGTTCTTGGCGTTAACCTCTATTCCAAAGGCTTCAACGAGTAGTGGCGTGCGTTTGCACATCAGCCGCGCAGGTCGAAATACTTCCCATGCCTGCTTTTCAGTGGTTGCACCGGAATACACCTCCGCACCAAATTCACCATCACAGGTGAAACAAAAAAGCGCCACACCGGCGCTTATCGCTGACTTCCCGTTTTTCCTGGGGATTTCTGTATAGACCTCTCTGAATCGGCGTAGCCTGCTGCCTTTATGAACCCATCCAAAAGCGCAGCAAATAATAAATAATTGCCAGGGTTCAAGGGTAATAGGCATCCTTTTAAATGCCCATTCACCTTTGGTGTGCGGGAGAAGTTGAATAAACCGTGCGGCACGCTCAGCAAGGTCTTTATCAAAGCGGTATCGAAATTTCTTTCCCTGCGATTTTGACAAATCGTCGATATGTCGCTGGCAGGCATCAATGACATACTGGCATGCCGGAATCTTTCCGGCGACAACATGCCTTGCGTACTGATTTGCAGCGTTAACGTTTGGATAGGCTTTTCGGCTCATGGCGTGATCATCTTCAGGAATGGGTTTTCGTTCTTTTTCTTCCCGGCCAGACCGACCAGTCGCTGTCGGCTGCTGGGGTCCAGCCCCAACATTGAACCGGTAGAACTCATTTCCGATTCCTGTTCTTTTTTAGCCGTAAGTTCAGGGTTTTTAATTTTCCCGCCCATTGCGCCAGTGATGGATAAACCATCAACAGCTATATTTTTTACCGCCCTGCGCCAGAACTCATAGGCAACGCACCAGCGCTCCAGTACTGCAAGATCGGTCACGCAGAGCAAGCCCTGTCCGCATAATTCTTTGGTCGTCAGCTCCCACATGATGGATGCTAAGGAAGGTGCGAACAAGTTCCTGATATGAGATCATCATATTCATCCGGAGCGCATCCCAGAGGGACATCATGAG